TGCCTGAATTTCATTTTGAGAAGTATCAGTGCCTTCTGTTGCCGATGTTTCTTGTTGGGTCATCGTAGTCCTCGCCTCTTTAAGAGTTTGTTTGTTGAACAGATAGTTCTGTCCATATTGTATTTATGTCATTTACCTAAGATGTTCCTAGCCCAGGTTAATCCTGCTGGGCCTCCCCATAGTAAGTATGCCTGTGTGCCTGGAGTATTCTCTCCCGGCTGATAATATACTGCGGCACGACTTAGAAAACTAAATGTTCTTTTAACAACATCTAAACTTACCTGATTTCTATTAGCAAATTGATTTGCACGAGCAAGTCCCACAGCGGTGCCACCACGACGACTAGGACTACTCTGTTCACGCAGTTTCAAGCCACGCTTGGCAGCATTAGACATTTCTAGTGTAGGCGTGTATGTTGCCATTATTCGCTCATTGGTTCCCAGGCAGCACACCACCAAGTTGCTTTAACTGGTGCGTTATTCCAACGTGTGCATAAGCCTTCTAAGTAATAACCACAGTTCTTACAATTCTCTTCACCAGTTGCAGGCTCATATGCCGCTGGTAAATCAGGGCTAATTGCTGTGCCATCTTCGTAAGTTCTTGTTATCTCTTCTTCATCTGGACTTGGCACGCCTTGTTGTTCAGCAAGTTCTTCAGCAAGTTCATGCTCTGGACTTTCAATGTCCAATGTTTCCATAACTGCATTTTCAATTAATGCTCGCTTAACTGGATCTTGAACAATCTCACTGGCTGTCTTAAGTTGACTTAGTTCATTGTCAGTATTATGTAGTGCAAAATTATCTGGATATTCAATCTCACCATCCCAAGTAGCACCCATGTATGTGTAGATGATCTGCCATATATTTTCTTCTGCTAGTTCTAAATTGTCTGCGATGCTTGATAGTTTTGCGTTTAACAATTGGAATTCTGTTTCTATGGCCAGACCACTCATCTCTCTAGTTTCTGTTGCACGAACACTACCAACATTACCCATGCTGTCAATCATCTTTTTTCTGTTGTTGATACTATCATAAATGGCACTTATTTGTCCACCTTGAAATTGTAAAACATAGGGCTTTAAGTTTGGATCCAAATTCTCTTCCATTGTGATGACCTGTCCGGCTGCGGCGCCCTGGGCATTAGTGCCAGCAGTGGCTACTAAACTGGGATGGGTTGAAAGTCTCACACTATCATATACTTCGCTGAGTTCATTATAAATTGCACGTTGACTGTCCGCTATATCATCTACTAAACTATTGCCTAGTCCTCTAACGGGACTGCGTTCAGCATAAGCACAGACAAATGGTAGATAACCCAAGCCATTTGTTTCCACAGTCATGTCTGTGACACGCTCTTGTTGCGTGTCTAAGTTATAAGTTGTGATAGTATCGTATGTCCATTCTCTAACAACAGTTTCGGTGCCATTGACTTCTTCCACATACTTGATATATTCTAATTGGTAACCGCCATTAGGCTGTCTGGCCCAACGCCAATCTGTGACTGCCAAGGGATTATACATACTCAGGTAAGGTCTAGCATTCATGGCTTGTTCATCTGCTAGTGTGACTGCACCCACATCAGCCTTAGCGCAACAAATCCAAACATGTCCAAATACACTACTCCAGGTAGCCACATCTTTCATAAACGCATCCAGGCTGCGTCCATCTAAGTCAGCGTCTTCTAGTATGTCTTCAATGGTGTAGTTGTTTTCCAAACTACCAAACTCACGGTGTGGCTTTTGTCTAAACAAGAAACTGATATACAATGAAATAAGACTACGACATTGATTGTCTAAAGGTGTATTGTTTAGTCTAGCCGCGTATTGTGCATCAGACTCTAGTGCGTAACGCTGTAGATAAGCGCCTTCACGATATGCTTGACCACCAGTGTAACTATCAAGTAAGAACTTCCAGCGTAGTTGATTTCTGCTGTAAGTTGTGTTTCCTGCTGTGGCCTGCAAATAGGCATTTTGAAATGTTTGTAACTCAGCCATTTATGACTCCAATATGTATGTGTTATTTATGCTAGTGCATGACCGAATGCTCTAGGAGCAACGGGTTCTCGTATCTTATCTATTGGGAATAGATATTGTATTGCGTATGTTAATGCGTCAAACATGTGATCAAAGCCCGAATCCTTGTCAGGTATTTGACTGTTCTCTTTATAGCAAAACTGTTGTAGGCTTTTTATTGTGTGCTTGCACTTGGGATCTATGTAAAAGCGTGTAGTGCTATTGTCTCTCAAGAAGAACAAACTATTAGCACTATTGATTCTATCTTTAACTAAAGGATGCTGACGGTGATAACGCACGGTAAAGCCTGCGTTCTCTAGTATTTTAATATCTGTGTTGCCATTTGCTGAAGTTTTTCTTTGCACACCGGCAGGATCTGGAAATATTGTAATAGGATTACGAGGATAGCGGTTGCGTATCTCATCTATTAATTCATTGGTGTTACTACTGTTCAGCACAATCTCATCTATACAATGTAGGCCATCTCGAGTTCTTCTCATCACAGTGCAACTCATTGGATTCACGTTGAAGTCAGTGCCCAAGATAAGTTGTTCGTTGGCAGATATTTCTTCAGAGGGCTTTATGTTATGCTGACCAAAAGCATAGGCAATGATGCCACTAAAGTTTTCAAATGTTGCCAAGAACTCTTGACTGAATGTTCTAGCATCCAAGTCTTGTCTTGCTTGTTCAACTTCTTCCTCGGGGACATTTTTTCCGTCCAAGGTTGTAAACTGAAAACTCATCCAGTTTGTTCTTGTTGTGTAATAGTCATAGATGTCTTTGAACCAATTCATACCTTTGGGTGTGCCTAGGAACAGCGCATGTCCTCCTGTGTCTGCTAATGTAGGTCTTAACACTTCATACCATGCTTCGCTGTCTATGTCAGCGGCTTCATCTATAACGATAAAGTTCAGTCCCACACCACGCAGACTATCATAGTTATCAGCACCGCGAAGAGATATCTCGCTGCCGTTGACCAACTCCAATGTAAGATCCTGTTCATTTACTTTTTTAACCCAATTGATACTTAAAAGTTTCTTCTTTAACTTCTTCCAAACAATCTGCTTGGCCATTCTATATGTAGGTGCCACATACCACACACGCTGATCTGGCCTGGCAGCATACTTGGCTAGTTCACGGATTGCTAAATGCGTCTTACCAAATCGTCGCCCACATACTGCTACACGAAATCTAAATGGTGCGTCGGCTATAAGTCTTTGTGCTTTACTTAACGCCATTTAGTTCTTTATATTCGTCCTGCATGTCCGCCAATTGTTCTTCGCTGGGTTTGTCATCTTCATCATCTGTGAAAGGTAGAACTTTACTGCCATCTGTGACCATACCATTGTCGCTCATGCCCAACATGTTCTTGGCTAAGAAGATTTGAACTGCGGCATTTAGATTTACACAGGCATTTTTCAGCATGGCTCTGCGTAATGATATCTTTAAATTTTCACGGCCTTTTGTAAGTTCTTGCTTAAAATTGTATGTCAGTGTGCTGTCATCAATACCAAACCAGTTTGCTATGTCAGTATTGGTGCAACCAATAGCGGCCAAGTCCTCAACTTCTTCAGGTGGCACTACCACTTGATTACGCCCCACAATCAAGCCATGAACTATTTTTGTGCCTTCTTTCACAGCCATTAGAAAAACAATCCCACTATTTTATATATTGCTATTGCACAGCCAATGAAGAACGCACCTGCAAGCAAACCATTTACCATGCGGAAGAATCGTATTTGTTCTTCTACCAATGTTAGTTCTTTTTCTGTTTGTTCGTTTAATTTCATAGTGCGTCCTTTAATGCTCGTAGTTGAGCATGTGTTAGAAACATCTCAAACCTATTTTCAAATATACTTTGGCTTTGTATCTGTATGTGCCAAACACTTGTGGCTTCAACCCAAGTCTTTTTTAGTCGTAGGCGATAATCTTCTTGATTGATAATATCAAATTCTTCTCGTGGTGCTTGTCCGCCATAGACAAAGAATGCTCCGTGTTTACTCATATACTTATCACTTTCTTATAAAATCTGTCTAACACTGAAGTCCAGGGTGTCGAACTCCGTGTTTAACTTTTCAGCAAGATTCTCTGCTGGTGCGGCATTTGTAAACACTGACTTGGGATACTTGTTGATGGCACCTGATATGCAGAAGTATCTTTGTTTTAAATTTATGGGTTGATTTTTATACAACACAGCGTATAATTTTGTCGCGGCTAAGACATCAATGCCAGTGACATCTGTGAGTTCTTTAGTTAACAATATGGTTGGCGGGGGTCTTGACATCACGGTATCCTCGTTAACAATGTGTCTATTTCTGGCATGGCAAGTTTTGCTAAAATCCAGTTTTGTTCTTCCCAGTATATTGCGTAATAACTCCATTCAAAACTAAAGCGCATGTCGTGGGCAAATCTCTTTGACACTTCTTTTAATCTCAGTTCTGTGTCTTCATCCATGCCAGCAAATGCGTATTGTGGTATGCGTGTTTCAATTATTACCATGGTGTTTTTTCCGGTCTGTTTGTGGGCAGTAGTTCAAAGTGATGTGGGTTTACACAGGCCTGATTAGCACACTTCATTGTAACTTGATATGGCGTGACATCTTCATTGGTTTCACTCATGTATACTAATCTACGTGCCTGCGTCATCTGTTGACGGAATTCACCAGTGTCAGGATCTTTTTTGAAAGCACCCATGAGTGCACCGCTGGGACTCATTGCACCGCTGTATGGCCAACAAGCATCTATGTCCAGGCTCACTTCAATTTTACTCCATAGCCTGTCATTGTCCCAACCCCAAGCACCCACAGATTTATATCCAGGTTTATTTTTATACCATCCACGTTTTGCTGGCATTATTCCTGCTCCTGTTCTTCTTCTAATACTTTCGCTTGATACAAGGCATGTAATTCTGGATTTGTAGCCAGTAAGTGTAAAATTCCAGCGGCCATACAATCAACCTGCGACTCACTAAGATGTAAGTTCATAGTCATTTCAATCAAATGCACCCATTCATGTGTCAGTGTTTGAAGCATAACACTGGCGGGTAGATCTGGATCTATGATTATAGTATTAGTTGTGGGATCACATAGACCCAATGCATCTTGTAGTTCTTTTGGCTTTGCGGCTCGTATTGTCCATAGTTGGCTCATAAATTCAATCTCCATATCAGTCATATCTTTTCCTTTGTTTTATTTATCTCTGTTTATTAAAATACTTGTTTTATAGACATCTTACTAAGTCCTAAAGGACTTAAAACTCATCAATCACTGCGCTGTCGCTTCGTTCAATGACTTCGTTTTTTTATAAGTTATATCTGTCAAAGGCAAATTATAGATTTACTTAGAAGTAGATAAGATATTCTGAAAGATTTTGAAGCCAAGACGGGACCGACACACGGGTCCCAATCTTATGACA